TTTCTTCCGTGAAGAATTTATTAAATCTATCGTTTATATTTAGCTTACCGTGGTTTTCTAACCATGATTCAGCTAAACTATTCGCAATTTTACATTCAATAAATTGGTTGGTTAATTGATAAACATCGGAGATATTCTCCTCAGTTTGTTCGATACTACCTGAATTATCAAAAATTAGAATATTTTCGAATAAATCATAGAAAAAACGCTTACTCTTTTGTGAATTATTCCACTTATCTTGACGTACAGATTCAACCATCATACGTGAAAGTTTTGTGTTGCGTTCCTGTGAAGCTTCATTGGTGGTATCAACGAACACCATCAGTGTGTCATAACCTAATTCTTCCAATTCTTCTTTGATGTAAGAAATACGAGATAAATCTTCAGCAGGTCCATTAATAATCAATGGACTACGGTTACGAATAGCTTCTCTACGGTAGTCGTTTGTTTGTTCCGATAGTCTTTGTTTATCGGCCAAATAATCGTATGCTTGTATAGTATTCAATTCAACTGCACGGGATTCAGGAATAGCTTCACGAATTACAACGTCTTTACCTGAACCTGGACCACCAGTTACGAAAACTGCTTTGAATAGTCCACGGTCCACAGATTCATGCAAACCCATACCTTTACGTACATCATGCATTAATTCTCTTGCATGGTTATCAGATACGTGATGTGGAACACCTTGACGGAAAGATGAGAAATCATTGTTCTTAGCATGTTCACGCATCTTTGTTGCTGACATGCCTTCAGCACCTTCAGCATCAGGATCACGATGACCAGCAGACTTGACTTCAATCTTTTTGAAATTGTATTTGCCGTGACGACCTTCAACACCATTATATTTGTGCAGTAGGTCATGATATTCTTTAACACGGTCTGAACCACCAACAACGATTAGGTGGTCATGACCCTTAGCAGCAAGTCTAGCTGCATGGTGTAGAATGGTTGGATGTTCCTTTGAAGATGCCTCGAAATGAGTACCTGGAGAGAAACGTTTTAGGTGTTTTAGTTTTTGTTCACCGGAAAGAGGATTCTTTTTAGAATCTTGTGAGTGTGAAACTACAACGGTATGTTTTGCATTGTTTTTGTCTGCAATCTCACGCACCTTATCAATGAGTTTAAGGTGGCCGGTGGTGGGCGGATTCATACGACCAAAAGCCATAACGACTGGCTTGTGGGTCTTTTCTTTTTCTTCGATTAATTGTAAGAAACTTTTCATTTACGCACTTTTAATAGGTTAGCTTTACTGAATTCAGCTCTGTTTACTAACTTTGTTGGTTGACCTGCATGGTTCACAACGAAACCTTCAGGATTTGTTCTCTTATTATCTATATGATGTTCCAAACCACCTTCATGTTGGTTTAATACATCAACCAACTTGTTCTTAGCTTGTTGTAAATGATGATGCATCTTCAATAAATTCTCATAATGTTCTTTGTTGCCTTCAATATGTTGTACGTGTTGTTGTGCTTCCGATTCTTTTCTGCTTTGAGCAGCAGGAGTCTTTAACTTGGATGCAGCTTTCTTGAATTTGTCTGTAATATGTTTCTGTAGACCTTTTGCATTTGGAGTTTCATCTGTACGAACTGTATGATTGATGTAAGTTTCCAAATGACCACCGGCACCACGATGTGGTTGTGTGGCAGCATACATTTGTTTGCCGTGTTTGTCATTAATGTCCTTTGCATCGGCCAAGTGTTTTTCAAACTCTTTTTGGTCGTGTTCGGAGTAATGAACTTGCTTTGTGTCGTGATTTGCTGATTTGTGCCACACATCTTCATGTTGTGCGAAGTTGTGAATATCTGGATGTGGGTCAGCGTGCATCGATTTGATATTGTCGCCATGATATTGGGTGTGTACGATAATCCCCAACTTGGCTTTACGAATCTTTTCTGCTTGTTCACCCTTTGCAGAATAAGTGATTGTGTTTGGAGTGAAAGATACACCTTTCTTGGTTTCTTTCTTATCACCTTCAGAGAACATCAGGTCACCCTGATAAACACCAGTCTTTGGTGCAACTTTCTTTAGATGATTCAGAGAAGCGTGTAGTTTCTCCATCAAACCAGGTGCATGACCATGATTATTTTCAATATCTTTGTGTGTATAATTTAACTTGGGGTTTACGTTGAAAGCAGACTTACTGGCAACAAAAAACTTGCCATTTTCTGGATGGTGTCCAAATACCACAGCTGGGGAACCATCATATTTCATTGTCAGTGCGGAACTATTTGCGCCACCTTTGATGTGACCATGTGCTTGATGTAATGCATTATACGCATGTTCAAAACCTTTTGCGCCGTCTTGTAACGGTCTATCTTCAGCGTGGGTGATATGCTTGAGCTTTTCACCCTCGACTTCTTCTTTAAGAAACGACTTAAACTTTAACATTTAATCCCTTTGATTTGCAACACACTATGGTTGCCAGTAGGTTTATTTATAATTGTTTTTTCATCAGACCGACATATTTTGAACAGACTCCATAACAATTCTGGTCATAATTGTTCAGTTGTGCAGGTTCCATATGCCATTCTGGTACAACATCGATGCTTTTCCAAGTTAAAAGGTTACCCGGAAAGGTCCAGATATAACCTTCACTTGTCATTGTAAAGCTATCGTTTTGGTGCCAAAAGTAATTAAAACTTCGTCTTTGTTTTGTTAACCAGTATAATGCGGTTAGATTCTTTGCATGTATCCATAGTGGTTTTCCAGCTAACCAATGATAGTCAACCTGATATGAACCTTGGTCGTGACCCAACATTAATTCATATTTACCTTCCCACTCATTAGCCCAAAGGTCAACCTCACAGTCAAAACCAGCTTTGATTGCACGTTCAATTTGTGATGGTTTGTTCTCTAAATTTTTATCTGGTCCCTCAAATAGACCACGATGAGCAATATAAATCATTGGTAACCATATACTTGTTTTGGTTTGTACTCGCCTGCTGGTGTATGCATCAACATTCGTTCAATTGGAAATTCTTCCCACGGAAAATTCATCGTTCTAAACATGTGTTCAGAAACAATATGTGGACACAGAATACCTGTACCTTTATATAGTGTGGGTAGAACAACCGAGATATTTCCAAAAACACTCATCAACCATTGGTTTGATGCTTGGAACATATCACCTGTTCCTTGACCAACATGGTTTCTATGTAAGATGGTATAGAATTTGTTGGTATCGAAATCGGGTAGATGTTGTTTGAACATCAAGTCTGGTCTCATGCGAATAACAAAGTCGTAATGTTTGCCGGTTCTTGCTGTGTATTCGTTCATCATGTCAACACCACGACCAATTTTATAAAACATGGAAAGAATGTTGCGTTTTACATGATAGTGTTTATCATAACTCTCGGCGGCCTTTTCGAAATCAGCACGTTTGGGTTCAAAGTTTTCAAACACCATAGCCGTTGGTTTGTATGCTTCACGAATTTTTTCTGTTTCAATCTTTGGTGAATTAGCAACAAATCCCTCTTTACTGTGTGGATCCCACCACGCTTGGTCATCCCATGCATGAATGAATACGTCAGGATTATATCGGTCTAGAATAACTTCTTTGGTGTTTGGGAATACTTGTTCCCAACAACGCATATGTCCTGTTAGAATTAAGGCTACGTTCATGATGCGTGATGTTCCAAGTAATGTCTCAAATCTTCTGGTGTTCCTAGACCCCACATACGTTCAATGTTCTTGGTGCGAATCTTCTTGCCGTCAGCAATAGCTTCATTGAATACTGGACAAACATAAAATTCATTATTGACACGAATGTTCTTATGAATCATTTGTTCAGCATAAGTAACATAGTCCCTACCGTGCTTCCAATAGTATATACCCACAGTAGCAAGGTCGGAAATAGGATTTTTTTCCGCCACTTCTGTAACCAGGCCATCTTCTCCCAATTTGGCGAAAGACCACTTAGGATGAGTAGAGGTAAAAGTGATAATACCACCGTCAATTGTGTCAGCAGTAAAAGCATATAAACATTCATTTGAATTCCATTCCACAAATTGGTCCGAGTTAGCCATCAATAATGGTTCATCAGAGTTAATCAAATCTTTTGCTAATAGTGTAGTGCAAGCTGCGCCTTCTGTCAATCCGTCAACTTGGATAATATCACAACCTGGTGCAATAAGATTTAGAACAGATTGCAGGTTGTATTTTTCATAGTGTTCTTTTTGTACCAAGAAAATGAAGTGTGCATCCACGTTTAGGTTGTCTACAACAACTTGAATCATTGGTTTACCATTAACATCAATCAATGGTTTCGGGAAAGTATAACCAGCTGCAGCAAATCTAGAGCCTGCACCAGCCATAGGAATCAATACATTCATCTTCTTATTTCTCCATGGTATAGTTTTTTTACGGTCAGACGATTCAAAGTCCTTACAGAAATCCAAGAACGTGTTGAACTTCAAATCATAAGCATCCGCAACGGGATATAGATGGCCGCCGGAGTTTAATGCACCCTCACGGCCAATATGTGAATCTTCTACAATGATTGTGTCTTTAGGTAATGCCTTCATCTTAGTCATGCATTGCCAATACATTTCAGGAAATGGTTTCGGATTGAACACATCTTCATTGCTAACAAAGTAGTCCACATAATTCATGGCACCACAAGACTGTAAGGCAATCTTAACTGTTTCACGAATACTATTGGAAGCAACTGCTACTTTCCAACCACGACTTTTCAAAACACCCATAGAAAAGACAACTTCTTTATTGAAGTATGCATCAGGTATTAATTTGAAGGTTGAGGTTTGTTTTTCTTGCCAAATAGTATCATAGAATTCAACAGGTAAACCCTTGTCTTGGGTCAACATCTGTAATTTCTTTGTGGTGTTTAAACCATCATACTTTGAGAGATGTTCTTCACGTGAGATAACATATTGTTCACCAACTTTGCGTAAAGCTTCATTGAGTGCTTCATAATGCAAATCTCGACTATCAAGAATTACACCATCAAGGTCAAAAATAACTAATTTATTCATACTAATTCCAAAATATCGTCAACTGTGTTTTTGATTAAATGATTACTGGTTACATACTTATAATTGTGTCCCAATTCATTTATTGTCGAGCCTTCAAAATGTTTTAAGTATTCCACCAATTGTTCATCATTATCATAAGTGAATCCATAACCATTCAACAATTTTGCACCAGCAATGTTTCTAGCTGCCCATGGTGTATGATTGAACATCGATTCTAATAACACCAGACCAAATCCCTCACTATGACTGTGCATGAGATACAAGTCTGCTGCAGCAATTCCATCCAACACTTCCTGTCGGTCATCCAACATTAGGACACGTACATTCGTATATCCACGCAATGTGTCCTGTAAGCCGTGTCTATCATCGTAACCGGTAATAACAAGTGTCATATCATCACGGTCAACTTTTTGGAATAATTCCACAAGTTCTTTGTGTGCTTTATTGGGCCAGAAACCACCAGACGAAATCAACATGTGTTTTGTGGTAATGTTATACTTTTCTCTGAAGTTGGTTTTGGCTGGAGCTTTTGACCAAGTTGGATCGATGCCATGTCTCACAACAACAGATTTGTATTCATAACCCACATCTTTCAGGAATTCCCAGTCCTCAATGGTGGAACAACCAAGATATTTACAGAACGGTATTGATTTCATATACGTTTCAGAATAACTAGGTCTAATCAACATGAAAAGAACCGGTGAAACAATATTCTTCGCATTTAACAAAACAAAGTTTTGCCAACCAACGTCACCTCCATGCACAACAATTAGGTCCCATTTGTCCATCAAGACTTGTTGATTTGATGTGACATACACACCATTTAAAGGACCCTTATGTTCTCCTGCAAATACGGAAACCAAATGGCCTCTGCGTTTACATTCTTCAGCCATATCTCTTACATAATTTTCAGAACCACCAGGATACGGTGCGTACCGATGTACTACGAATAATATTTTTTTCATGTGCGGTAAATAAACATTTGTGAATCATCATCCTGTCCATATTTCTCTTGGACAAACTTTTTCAATTCAGGCACTCGATCATATTGGTGTACAATTGGGTAAACATGACGAGAAGAATCGGTTAATACACCATCTTTGAAAGTTGGTTCATCAACAAGTAGATTCGGTCTAAACTGTTCAATCTTGGATGGATCCATGATTGTTCCTAATTCAGCTGCCCACTGTTCTGTTTCGGTTACAATATCCCTGAATGGGTATGTGTTAATCAATACATTGAATACTGCTTGGTCAACGATTGGTATTGGTCTGTTGGTTCCGTTAGTGAATATATGGAAGACCATATCACGAACATAACACAATTTTCCTCCGAAAGTACCTACGTTATAAATCTCTTTATCTTTGAATTTATCGTGTACGTATGGACCGTAAGCTTGATATAGATTCTCGTTACCCCAAGGTTCATCTTTATATTTCAAACCTTCAGTAGCAACAACTAAGTCACG